CGGATGCACATGACTACATACGAAAGCGAGGTCTTAATAAATGGCTAAGGTAAGATATGGCTTATCCAACGTTTATTATGCCAAGGCCACCATTGCCAACGATGGCACGGCCACCTATGAGACTCCCGTGGCTATTCCGGGAGCCGTCAACCTGACGCTTGATCCAGAGGGAGAATCCAACGTCTTCCGCGCGGACAATATCAACTATTACACTTCCACCGCCAACAGCGGATACACCGGATCTATCGAGTTCGCGATCGTTCCGACCTCTTTCCGCACCGATATCCTCGGCGATATCGAGCACACTGACAAGGTGGTCTATGAGAACGCAGACGCGGCGACTCAGCCCTTCGCTCTGATCGCTCAGATCGAGCAGGACGACGGTGTTCCGGTCAAGTTCGTGTGGTACAACTGCACCGCGGCCCGCACCTCCACCAACGCGGAGACCACCGGCACCACGATCGAGCCGACCACCGAGACTCTTGACCTGACTGTTGGCATGATCAAGAATACCACTCTGAACAAGAACATCGTCAAGGCTTATTGCGAGGATTCATCCGCGACCTCGTACAACACCTGGACGACCGAAGTGCATCAGCCGGCTTAACAAAATCGCGGAGGAAGACATGGAGAGACTTATCAACATCGACGGCATCGGGGTGCCTTTTAAGGCCTCCGGTGCCACTCCGCGAATCTACCGCGGAGTCACAGGAAGAGACTTGTTTACAGACCTTGCCAAGCTGGAGAATGTAAAGACATTCACCCCCGAGTTGTTGGAGGTCTATGAGGATTTGGCTTATACCATGAGGAAGCAGGGCAACGACGCCCTTGGAGAAGAGAAAGAAAAGGACTTCCCTCCCACTCCGGACGAGTGGCTTGATACGATCGGAGTCCTTGATATATACGATATCCTGCCCCAGTTAATTGAGTTGTGGCGGGACAATGAAAAAACAACCGTAGAAGCAAAAAAAAACACCCGTCGTCAAGCAGACAACTGACGACGGCATTGTTTTATCTGAGATGTTTGCAGACAGGCCTTAGTCTGACGGAGACCGACCTTCTCACAGTGGGAGAGATCTTCGACATGATCATCGAATCTTCCAACGACCACACAGAAGGGGAAGAGGTCAGGAACGCGACTCAGGAAGACATCGAAAGGTTAAAGAGAATGTAAGGAGGGCGTAGATGCCGAGCAAACGAATTTCGGGTATTACTATCGAAATAGACGGCAATACTCAAAAACTAAATAACGCATTAAAAGACGTTGACCGTCAACTGTCCTCGACGCAGTCTCAGCTAAAAGATGTCGAGAAGCTTCTGAAGCTTGACCCGAAGAACACGGAGCTTCTGAGCCAAAAGCAAAAGCTGTTGACGGAAGCCATCGGCGGGACGAAGGACAGGCTGGCCCAGTTAGAGAAGGCCCAGGCGGAGCTCGCTAAGAGAGATTCCACCCCGGAGGTCGCCAAACAGCAAGAGGCCCTGCAGCGCGAGATCATCGCGACCAGGAAGCAGTTAGAAGGCTTCGAGGACGAGTTGAGCAAGGTCCCGTCTAAGGCGTCTATGGCGTTCAATTCCATCGGAGAAGGTTTGGACAAAGCAGGTCAAAAGATGTCCTCCGTCGGTGAAGGGGTGACCAAATACGTTACCGCGCCGATCGTTGCGGCAGGAACCGCGGCCGTTGCGGCGTTCGGTGAGGTCGACAACGCGATGGATACGGTCCTAAAGAAGACCGGAGCGACGGGTGAAGCCCTCGAGGGAATGCAGAAAACGGTCGAGAATCTCGCCACCACGATCCCGACAGACTTCGACACAGCGGCGAACGCGGTCGGCGAGATCAATACACGATTCGGATTGACCGGGCAGGAGCTGGAGAATCTCTCCGCCAAGTTTATCAAATTTGCGGATCTGAATAACACGGACGTATCCTCATCCGTCGATAAGACGCAGAAATTGATGGCGGCCTTCGGCGTTGAGACAAAAGACGCCGGGAAGATCCTGGACGTTCTGAATTCTACCGGACAAAAAACAGGCATCAGCATCGACAAATTGTCGGACCTATTGGTAACCAACGCGGCCACCCTGTCCGACCTGGGGCTGAATGCAGCCAGCGCGGCGGACTTTTTGGGAGCCGTGGAGATGTCCGGCGCGGATACGTCTGTCGTCATGCGGGGCCTTCAGACTGCCTACAAAAAGGCGGCAAAGGACGGGAAGACCCTTAACCAGGCGTTGAAGGAATTCTCGATCTCGATGCAGTCGAACAAGAGCGACACCGAAAAAACACAGGACGCCATAGAGTTATTCGGAACCAAAGCAGGCCCGGCTATTAAAAAGGCCATGGACGAAGGGACGTTATCCCTGGACGGAATGGCGGAATCTTTGGACGCGGTCGCGGGAAACGTCGAGAAGACCTTCGAGGGCACCCTGGACGGGGTCGATAATTGGAAAATGGCCATGAACGAGGTCAAGCTGATCGGCGCGGACATCGGCGGAATCCTTAGTGAATTTGCCGGGCCGATCCTGACCAAGGTCAGAGACGCATTGACCAAAGCCCGGAACGCATGGAGGGGATTATCCGACGACCAGCAAGACAACATTATCAAGATCGCCGGAATAGTCGCGGCTATGGGTCCCGCCTTAACCTTAGTTGGCAAAATGACCAGCGCGGTCGGGTCATTGTCTAAAGGAATCGGCCTATTGATCGCCCATCCTGCCGCGGCGGCATTTATCGGCATTACAGCCGCGATCGGCGGGACCGTGATCGCGATCAAGAACCACACGGACGCAGTAAGGGAAGCCTACGACGAAGAGATTGGATTTACGAAAGAGGTCAAGAGCCTTAACGAAGCTATCAAAGAGCAGAACGAGGCATACCAGGAAGCGGTCGAAACAAAAAACTCCACCGTTGACGCGACCGAAGCGGAATACGACCATTTGCAGAAATTGGCGGAAGAATACGACGGCTATTTGCAAAAAAACGGAGACCTAACCGAAAAGGAACAGGAACGGGCCGCGTTTATTGAGAATGAGCTGTGCAACGCCCTTGGGCTTGAGCGGGATGAGTTGCAAAAGATAATCGATAAGAACGGTGAGCTTTCTACATCCATCGGCGACGTTATCGAGAAGAGGAAAGCCCAGGCCGTTCTGAACCGCCTCGAAAGCGACTATTCGGAAGCCATCGTCAAATCCGAAGAGGCTCTTACAAATCTGCTGGCGGCAGAAAACGCGCGAGAGCAGCAACAGAAAAAGATAGACGGATACAAGGCGAGAAGATTAGAGGTCGAGAAAGCACTGGCGGCCGCAACGGACGACCAGGGAAGAGCATTGAACGGCCTCGAAGGAAGCGTCCAGGAATACCGCGACGAGTTGCTCGAATTAGATAATAAAATCGCGGACAGCACCGCGGTGATGGGGGTCATGGACGAAGCGGTCGACCAGGCAAAGGAAACCTATGAGGGCTATCAGACCACGATTAAGAACTATGAAGGCATCTCTGCTGCCATCATCGACGGAGATACGACAAAGATTCAGAAATCTATGGACGCCTTCCGACAGGACTTCAAAACCACGGAAACGGCAACAAAGGACACCTTAAAACGCCAGGTAACGACCCTACAAACAGAGTACGACAACATGAAGGCGGCCGTTGAGCGAGGCGACAAGAACATCACAGAGGCCGACCTTCGCGAGAAGGCTTACTGGTTACGTCAAGCACAGTTAGAGTACAACAAGTCGCAGACCGAAGCCAGGAACGCCGCAAACAACACGGGGCAGGCATACGCCAACGGAATAGCATCAAAAAGAAGCGCGGTACAGAATGCCGCCCGTTCCGTCACAGGCGGAGCAAAAACCGTTTTAGACGGAGCAAGATATGACGCGGAACGTTCCGGTTCGGCTTTCGTTGATGGATTTATAAACAAGATCAACGCCGGATATTGGCGGGCACAGAATGCGGGCCGTAAACTTGGCGGAGGAGCTGCAAGCGGACTGGATGGCCGATTGTTGGTCAATTCGCCGTCCAAAGTCACGGCAGAAACGGGTAAATGGTTCGTTGAAGGTTTCGCCCAGGGCATCGAAAAAGACGCGCATTCAGCGATCACTGCGGCCTCCAATATGGCCGGAGCATCCGCAAACGCATTGAACCAACAGGCACAGGCCTCCGTTGTTGCGGCGAATCCGTACGCAGACGGCGGGATCGTCGGCGCGTTCCGTTCAGCTATGAGCGGGATGAAAGTTATTCTTGATGACGAAGTGGCCGGGGCTTTTGTTGAGGATACCGTCTCGCGGGCGGTCTATCAATTCTAAGGGAGGGGACTATGTACGTAATCATAAACGGGGTATCATCGGATACCATCCAGGGCTTGCAGGTTCTCTCTCTGCCGCCTATCACCAAACCCAAGATGCGGCGGCAGGTGGACACGATAGACGGAAGGGCCGGGGATATCATCACCGAACTGGGATATGAAGCATACGACAGAACCATCACGGTGCTTCTACATCACAACTATGATTTAGACGCCATCACGGCATTTTTCAACACATCCGGCGAGATCATCTTCTCCAACGAACCGGACAAAAAGTATTATTTCCGGTTGTTGGAAAAAATCGATTATGAACGGGCGGTTCGGTTTAAGACCGCAAACATCACGTTCCATGTTCAGCCGTATAAATACCCGGTAAATGAGACGCCTCTGACCGTATCCACCACCGCCTGGGAAGGCACAGACTACGATCAGACTCCCTATATTTTCCGAGCAACAAAAGATTCATCCGTAGAGGTAGGAAACAGAGAGATTGTAGAGCAGATAACAGGGGGAACGGTGGCGTGGAATCAGCTATATAAAGACGAGTGGTGGTATCAGTCACAAACGACCACATATGGTTTAACGCTGACTCCACAGGGCGATGGTTCGACCATCATCAATGGCACGGTATCGGGCAAACCTTCGACAGGTCAAAGAATATATATTACCCAATCATCTATCGGTACATCTTTCTTTCACTACATTCAAGGACACAAGTACTTATATCTTTGCCCAACTTTGCCGAGCGGAGTATCAGGATATACTGTATTGACAGGAAACACAGCAACGACAGGGTATAAACAAAGCAATGGCCCTTGTGTCGCTGAAGCGCGTCAAACCGCGGATACCTACTGCTTTGGAGGCTTTGAGCAGATAGAAAACGGAGCGGTATTCTCGAACTTCAGATACTATCTGAACGTAATCGATTTAACCCAAATGTTCGGCTCTACCATAGCAGATTATATCTATTCCTTAGAGCAATCCACGGCAGGAGCAGGAGTAAGCCTGTTTAAGTCTTTATTCCCGAACGACTACTATGCTTACAATAGTGGCGAGTTGATGAGCGTAAAGACGAGCGCACGCAAGACCTATGATGTAGACGATAACGCATTAGGCACCTACCCACTCTCCAATATAGAACTCCGAGGCATCCCCAAATTAGTAAACAACAAGCTTACATATGATGGAGATATTTACAAAGCGGATGGAAGTGTGACGAGAAGGTATAGGATATTGGATTTGGGAACTATGGTATGGAAAGCATCGTCTACCGCCAATTGCTTTTATTCATCCTCGTTTGAACGCGCACAATTATATGCAAGCGGTACTTCCGTAGGCATGATTTGTCCACGTTATACGATTGACGGTGCGAGGGGTACTGCTCCATATTTTGGAGACGATAAGACGCTTAGATATTTCTTAAGGTCCCAAACCTCTGTTGTGTCGGAGATATATATCCATGATTCAGACTATACCGATGCCTCATCCTTTAAGGCGGCCATGAGCGGAGTATACCTTGTCTATGAATTAGCTACACCAACCACAGAATCCACAACCCCTTACACAGAAACACAAATCTGCTCCCCATATGGAACGGAAGAATTTATCGATGATAGGGCGGTAGCGGTGCCTGTGGGGCATAAGACGCGGTATATGCAGATAAACAATCCGGCAGAAATAATCGTTCCAAATGCCGGAAACGTTCCTTCCGCTCCGACCATTCAGCTGACCGGAAGCGGAACCGTTGGGGTATATCTCGGCAACGCGCAGGCGTTGCAGGTAAACATCCCGGAGGACGGCATCACGATCGACACGGAAGCGCAGGACGCGACCAGCAACGGACAGCTGGCGAATAGAAGCGTAACCGGAGATTATGATTCCGTCAGATTACATCCTGGAGATAATGACGTTTCTTTTTCCGGAGACTTTTCTGCCGTGATAACTAAGTACACGAGGTGGGTCTGATGATTCGTTTATTCGGCACCACAGACAAGACATATCAAAGCAACGGCGACCTTGTGATCAGAGCGTTAAAAGCCAAGGTCCACAAGGAAGACAACGGGTCATTTTATTTTGATCTCGAGACCGGCCTGGAATACGTTGAGGAGCTGACGGAGGGAAGAATCCTCGTTGTCAATACGCCCCAGGGTGATCAGGCGTTCCGGGTATCAAATGTTAAGCAAACGAAGCACAAGCTGACCACCCGGGCACGTCACGTATTCTATGATTCTATGAATTATCTAATCCGAGATTCCTACGTTGTAGACAAAGACGGCAACGACGCGCTGGACCATTTGAACGGCGCAACGGAGCCGTCTTCTCCGTTTACCACAATATCCGACGTGACGACGATCAACTCCTTCCGGTGCGTCCGACAGTCCTTATACGAGGCATTGCAGACCGTTGTCGAGCGATGGGGCGGCCATTTGGTCATGGATAACTGGCAGATCGGCCTCCGGGCATCCATCGGACAGGATAACCAGGTAAATGTCACATACGGAAAGAATCTGCAGGACATAACCGCCCAATATGATTGGGATGACGTCGTGACTAAGCTGTTGCCGACAGGATACGACGGGATCATGCTTGACGAAGTATATTTAACGTCCGACATTCAGTACGACGTTCCGTACACAAAGACGGTCGAATTCTATCAAAACCTTGATCAGGACGAGTACCGGGACGAATCCGGAAATTTGGACGAGGAAGCCTGGACGGCCGCCCTAAAGGCAGACCTCCGGCAGCAGGCGACGGCGTATCTGCAAGAAAATTGCGTGCCGCGCGTCAACTACTCCCTAAAGGCGAATCTTGAAAAGATAACCGACGTCGGCGACACGGTATATGTTCGCGATCAAAGATTAGGGATATCTTTACTGACCAACGTCATCGCGTACGACTACGACCCAATATTAGACAAATACACCGGGTTACAGTTCGGCAATTTCCGCCGGACGATAACGGGATTTGCGAACGCGGTCACCGCACAAACGCGGCAGATCGCGGAGGAAGCGGCCGAGCCGGTAAAGGTAACGCTTCGGTCAGAATTGGAGCAGGCCACCGCGCAGATATGGCAGACGCTGGGAAATTCATACGTCATTTATGACGGCGACAAGATCCTGGTCCTTGATACCCTGCCGAAGGAATCCGCGACCAACGTCATCATGATCAATTCCGCCGGTATCGGCTTTTCTTCTACCGGCATCAATGGAACGTTCAATTCGGCCTGGACCATCGACGGCACGATGGACATGCAGAATATCAACGTCATCAATCTCGTGGCGGACATGATCAAGGGCGGCACACTAAAGCTGGGCTCCATCGCCAATCAGAGCGGCATATTGGAGTTGTACAACGAGACCAACACCCTGATCGGATTGATGGACAAGGACGGTCTCAGAATGTACGGAGCCGACGGATCGTATGTTTTGATGAATCAAGAGGTCGGCTTCTCCGGATACGACGCGAACAACAACCGCGTCTTTTGGGCTGATAAAGACGAATTCCACATGAAAAAAGGAGTCATGGAGGAAGAGATCACCCTCTGCAACAGGGGGCGGTTTATCCGGGTTGACATCTACGACGACAACGACGTCCTGACTAATTCCGGCATCGGATTAGTATCAACGAACATTTAAGGAGGCAGAGATGCCCAGCACGACAATAACATTATCGAGCGGCGTATCATACGCCCCTTATGGAACTCTAACCGTAAACGAGACCGCGACTTCATCGGCGAATAACGCTTCGACCGTGAGCGCGGTCCTTGTTTTACACCGACCTTATGCCATCCAGTCAACGGCCACAAAGACCGCCAGCATGACCATAAATGGTACGACGTACAACTGGAGCGGCACCATCGGCGGAAGCGGAGATCTGACCCTCCTTTCGAGGACGATCACGATCCCGCACGATTCGGACGGTTCAAAGACGATAAACATATCTGCGACCATTCAGCTGGCGATCACCTGGGGCGGAACCTATATAGATTCCATATCGAATTCCGGGACGCTGAAATTGACGAAATTGGACCGATACCCCTCCGCCTCCTGTTCCCTAAAGAGCAAGACGGAGACGACGCTGACGGTCAACTGGACGTCTGATTCCACCATCACAAAGGTCGAGTATTCCAGGAACGGCGGGTCGTCATATACGACCTATTCGACGAACGCAAACGCGAAAAGCGGAAGCTTCACCATTTCCGGGTTGAGCGCGAATACATCGTACAGCGTCAGAGTCAGACTGACATCTAAGACGTCTTCCCTGGCGACGGCATCGTCGGCGGTGAGTATGACGACATACGCCTATCCATACGCGAATTCGATGCCGAACATCACGATCGGAACCAGCGCGACGATCGGTGTATATAATCCCTTGGGCCGGACATTTACTCTAACCATAATCGCGGCGGACAACAACGAGGTCACGACGGTATCTTCATATACCGGCACATCGGTCTCCGGGTTCAAGTCGTCGGAATATCTAAATCTATTCTATAACTCCATTCCGAACGCGAAAAGTGGGACGTATAAGGTCCGGATCAATTACGGATCACACACGGAGACAAGGACCGGCGGGACATATTCCGTCAATGAATCTCTTGTAAGGCCGTCCATCGGGTCCCTGGCATATGCAGACACGAACGCGACCACGATCGCGATCACGGGCGACAATCAAAAAATCATTCAGCTTGCGAGCACGGTCCGGTTTACGGCGTCCAACGTCACAGCCCAGCAAGGCGCGACGGTATCCCGCGTATCGGTGAGCGTAAACGGCGCGACCGTATCCCTGACCGCATCCGGTACGACATGGAGCGGAGGGAGCGCACAGATCGATTCTTCGACCAACGTCACAGCGACGGCCACGGTCACAGATTCGCGAGGCGTAACGGGGACGGCAACCGTCACGATTCAGATGGAGGCATACTCCATCCCGACGGCCATCGTCAATGCGCAGAGGGAATACAACTTCTATGATGAGACGGATCTGACGGTCAACGCCAGTTATTCAAGCCTAAACGGCGGAAACCAGCTGACGATCCAATACAGATACAAAGAGACATCCGCGACGACATGGAGCGCGTACGCGACCATGCAAAACAACGTCCCGACCGTCATAAACCTGGATAACGCGAAAACGTGGAATGTTCAAGTTTTATTGACGGATTCGCTGGGCGGAACGGCCACGATCAACACGGGCGTCATTCCTAAAGGTATCCCGCATACCATGTTTGACTTTCTACGGAATTCGGTCGGTTTTAATTGCATTCCACAACATGACGATTCCTTAGAGGTCGGCGGGGATATTTACGAAGGCGGTACCGCGCTGGAGGCCAAATATGCCCCGAAACTATCCGTCCTGGCGAATGAATCCACCCTCGGATGGGCGGGCGGCACAACGGTCGCCACCGGGGGAGATTGGAAGACGCTGGGAAGCTACACGTTCGAGCCCGGGCAATATATAATATTTACAAGGCTAAGAGTCAACGGCAATACGAACGGGACAAGGCGAATGATGTGGTCTAACTCGGCATCAAGCATTGATGCATGGAGAGAGAACGCCTACGAGGTGGTCCGAGGATGCGCCGGATGGACAAATCTCCAATGCGTATTTTTTGCTGCATCGTCCACGAGCGAAACGAAGTATCTGCGCTTCTACCAGGACAGCGGCTCCGCACTTGCCGTTTATGTTTCTGCACAGATAATAAAAATCGGATAAGGAGGGCGCAATGTTTCAATATTACACCGTTGAGATCACGAAGACCCACGCCGGGGAATTGGCGCACGACGTCAAATGGCACTGGGATGAAGACCAGGACAAGGCAAGGCTGAAAGCAGAATCCAAATTCCACGAAATCATGAGCCGGGCGGCCGTCAGCGAATACGCGATGCACTCCGCCATCATGTTCAGCGAGGAAGGGATGCTTGCGATGAATGGATGCTATACGCATCCGGAGGAATAAGGGGGACGAAATGGAATCTATCACTCTCGGCCAGCTTGCCGCCGGAGCCGCGTTTTTAGTGGCCCTTATTACGGCGATCTCAGCCTTAATGAATCAGATGAAAAAGTGGATTCTGTCGACCGTCAAGTCAGAAGTTGATCGGCTTGACGGGAAAATCGACGCCCAGGGCGAAGTCCTCCAACTTATGGAGAAGAACCGGGGGCGAGATAATGCTGACAATGCCAGGAGAGGAATCCTGACATTTAACGACGAGCTTCTGCGGGGCAAGATGCACAGCAAAGAAGCGTTTGATCAGACCCTCCGGGACATAGACGCATATGAGCATTACTCAAACGCCCACCCGGACTATCCAAACAACCAGGCGATGATGGCCATCGCCAATATCAAACGGTGCTATCAGAGATGCACCGAAGAAAAGACTTTCTTAAGCTGACAAGCGCACCCTTCGGGGGCATGATCGATAGTCTTCCTCCTTTCTCGGAAAGGGCCGCCCTTCGGGGCGGCCTTTTTCGTATAAGAAAAAAGCCTGTTTTAATGGCAACAAATTGGCAACAAATAGGCCAATAAACCGCATAAAACAGGCGTTAGATGGTTATATCCAGTATAAATCCGATGTCAATCCCCGGATGCCGCTGAAACAGTGGGAAAACCGCTTATTCAGCCGCTTCCGGGGCTTTTTTAATGTTTGGGAATTGGTGGAAATTTGTGCGTTTTTTGTGAAGTTATGGCAACAAAGAACCACAATCTATCTTTTCGATCTCTTTTCTGAGATCCTCAAGATCAAGGTGGGCGTATACCTGATCATGGACATCCTTCCCAAGAGAGTGGCCCATCATGGCCCTCTGAGCGAGAGGCGTGACCCCGAACCTGTCACACAAAGCCTTGAACGTGTGGCGGCAATCGTGGGGCGTGTGGTCCTCGCTCAGATGCTCCGCGCAAAACTCATGGAGGCGTTCGCCTTCCGTCTTCATTGAATGCTTATACATCTTGAAAGGGAGGAATCTGTAGAGATACGGATGGATCGGAACGTATCTTTTCCCTCCGTATTTTACACCTCCGTAGAAGTATCCGTCCTTGATGCTGACCTTCATGTCCTTAAAGGCCGAGAACCGGAAGCCTGAGAGGCAGTTGATGACGATCGTGATGGCCTCCTTGTCGCCTTTGTTCGCGAGGTCGAATATTATCGCCAGGTCTTCCCTGGAGAACGGAACACCGCTCTCGATGTCCTTCGCCCTGTCGGGGATCTGAACCTTCGAGGCCTGGTTGTTCCGGACATACTCCCGATCGACCGCATATCCTAATACCTGCTTGAGGGCCGCGAGGATCGCGTTGAGGGAAGCCTTGCCGAAGTCGGCTGATAGGTCATTGACCACCGATTGGATGTTTATGTTCTTGACCGAGGTGATGTCTTTTTCCATCAACGGGTCAAGGTTCTTCCTGGCGAATCTGAATTGCCGTTCCAGGGATTTGGAAAACTTCTTCGGAGCATTCTCGCCGAACCGGAATTCGATGAATTCATCCCATACGGAGGAAAGAGGCCGTCCGACATTTTGCTGAGAAATATAGGCATAGTCTCTCATGATCCGCTCGGCCAACTCGGAGAGCTGCCTCTCATCTCGTTCCATCTTCGCAAGCCTTAACTCATCGCCGGGCCTGTAAGTCCCAGCTTTGTAAGATACCAAAACCGCGAAGCCTGTGTACCAGTCAGGAACATAACACAGGGCTTTTTTGTATGCTAAGTAACCGCTTCCGCCTAACTCATACTCCGGCGGATAGACGGCGTAAGGGTTCGATCGTCCTTCCCCTAAGTACTTGATCGAACCGAAACCACGTTTTAGGCGTGGATGGTTATCTTTCATGTCGTCACCCGAAACTTTCGTAAAGTCCGCAAATGCGGACACCCATTTTGCTACACTCTCAACCATAGGAGGGATGAAAGTGTATAAAGAGAGAGTATTACAGATGTTAGAGAATCTACCCGATGATTCCCCTGTTTGGAAAATTATCTATACTGTCTTAATTTTTAGAATTTGAGAAAAGCCTCACTTATGTGAGGCCTTTTTCAATTCTTCCTCGATCATCTCGTTCAGCCTTGCGATACCCTCATCGTTGAGGGTTACATACCACTTGATGACCATCTTCAGCACCTGGGCGGAAACATCCGTCTTTAATGCCAGCCGCTGGAAGATCTCTTCCTCTTCGTCCGTGGGGAGATTGTACATCTCGCCCTCGCCAGTCTCCAGCCATTCCTTATTGACGTTGAATTCCTGGCATATCATATCAATCGTCCGCTGAGCCGGAACGTTCACCTTCCGCTCGATCTGACTGATTGAGAACATCGACATGAAGAGACGGGAGGCGAATTCGGTCTGCGTTAATTTCTGATCCTTTCGAATCGCTCTGATTCTGTCGTTTATGTCCATGGCCTTTCCTCCTTGCTCCATTATTATATCAGAACCAAACTAAGTTGTAAATAAAAAAATTAGCGTTAATGCTAAAAAAGTACTTTACAAATAGCAGTACAACGATTATAATATAGGAGTAAGCCAAAAGCTTACGGTTCTCAAGAAACAGCCCGGGGATCGAGAGGCGGTCACTGCTGGCGGTCAGCTCGTCAGCACCGGGGTCAGGGCGAGGGTCTGTATACCTCCTTAGAAGAAACGATTGCTCCCTCATACAAGTACTGTTAAGCATGAATTACCCCTCGCCCTTTTTAAACAAGAAAGGAGATTTATGAAGAAGAAAAAGAACGAGCTGAGCGAAAGAGATCAGGCCATCCTTACGACAGCGGAGAAGCTGAAAGCACTGGATGATGTAACCCTTAGGATGAT